CGTCAGGCGTTCGATAAGATTCTTGACCTTACGGGTGACCTTGATACTTCGAATGGGCGCATCAAGCCCAGCGTGAAGAACATCAAGCTGATTGCGAAGATTAAACAAGAGCTAAACAAGACCATCTTTAGCAAGGATTACGCGGATGACCTTGATGACTTGATTAAATCGTATGAAGAAATCACCAAACTTCAGAATGCCTATTTCACCTCAACCGTAGGAAAGTTTACCGTGCCAAAGGTGTTGGAAGAGGTGCAGAATTTAGCGATTGAAAGCGTTTATGAAAGTTTGGGTGATGTGGGCATAGATGCAAACTTTACAAATCCGGTTAAGTCAATACTTGAAAAAAACGTAACGACCGGCGGAACTAAAGCGCAGTTTGTTGAAGAGGTTAGGCAATTCATTCTTGGTGCTGAAGGCGTGGATGGTAAACTGGTGAAGTATAGCGGTCAGGTAGTCACCGATTCGCTAAATCAGTTCAGCCGTAATTACGGGCAAATCATAACCGATGATCTTGGGCTGGAGTGGTATAGCTATGATGGTTCGATTAAAGATACTACACGCCCATTCTGCAAGGCTTTGGTGGATGCCAAGTCAGGCTGCATGAGGTACATCCACAAGAGCCAACTAAATGAAATCATCAACGGTCAAATTTGCGGTAAGCAAGTACCGATTTACGATAAGACCGGGCTACCTCACGGCATGATACCCGGAACAAACGTAGCTAACTTTCAGACCAATGCGGGCGGTTATAATTGCAACCATTCATTGAATGCCGTATCATCAGCCGTAGTTCCTAAAGCCTTGCGCGACAAGTTCGAACGAAGGGGCTGATTCCATAGTATATTTGTAACAACACATGAAACAGCAATTTTTAGAAGTTTGGAAGGACGGGAAGCTCTGGTATGAGTTCCCGGCCGAGAACGAAGAGAACGTACGCCTTGACCTCATGCGCCGCAACCTTGACCGGGTGTGTGACATTCGGCCAAAGGTGGAAGATATACAAGTGCTGAAGACATCGGTAGCCAAGCAGGTGATTGAGTTCGACCTGACTGCTACTACGCCAAAGGCAACGGCTGAAGAGCTGGCGGCTATAACCGCAAAACCTAAACGACAACGGAAACCAACGGCCGAGAAGGCATCACATAACCATGACATTAGCTGAATACATTCAATCATTGAGCGAGCGAGTAGGCATTGATAATGCGGACGAAGCTCTCAAACAAATCGTGACCAACCCTGCCTTGTCGCAGATAACGATTCCGCCTACCATCGTCAGTCAAACCAACAGCAAGTTGATGACCGAAGATGAGGCCAAGATTAATCCGGTAATTAAGAAGCATTTCACCGGAACTGCGCTGAATACGATTGATACAAAAATCAAAGAGGTGCTTGAAAACTATGAATTTGATGATGAAATACGCAATGAAATTCTTAGCGAGGCATCTACTTACAATCGCATTCCACTTCTTGCGAAGGCTATCTCCGATGCTCGCCAAAAGGCTATATCTGCTACGGGCGGCGAAAAGAAAGCACTACTGGACAAGGTGAACGAGCTGCAAGGTTTATTGAACCAAGAACGTGATGCACGCAGGCAAGATGTTGAGAAGATCAATTCCAACTGGCAGTCACAACTAACCGACAAGGAACTGCAAGCGATGTTCAGCGGTTATGATTATGCACTCGATCTCGACAAGGATGTAACCATTGCCACCGCTCGCAACCTTTGGGAAAAGAAACTACGCGAGAAGGGCGGAAAGTACGTGTACACCAATGATGGCATCAAGCTTGTAAGTAACGATGCGCCTGATCTGCCGTTCACAATAGATAATAAGACCGTTGATGTGCGCGCGTTCACCGAGAGCGTGTTGGCTGAAGCTAAGATGTTGAAGGTAAACAAAGCTCCTACACCAACGAGCGCACCGACACCAACGCCACAGCCAATGGGCGCAAGAACTGCTGCTCCGGCAGCGAAGAATCAAACCAGCAAGGCACTCGCGGACTTCCGCGCAGGCAGCTCGTTGGTATAAAGCGATCTGATGCAAGTTCACATAGGCCGCAAGGCAACAACAGTGCAGGGCGAATAGCCAATACTCACAATGCCAACTTCAACTAACATTCAAATTCATTTATAACAATGGCAAATGGATATTGCGAAGCCCTACTGCTCCACTTAGATAGCATCGCGGGCGAAAACTACCCAGGTCAAAAGGTAACAATTCCTGGATTCTTAAATATGCTGGTCACACAACCTGATCGGCCTACTCCAATTCAAGACGGCTACATGGGCGGTCACTACAAGACCGTCAACGTCAAGTATATGCCGCGCACTACCGTCAACCAAGTTAGCACGGCTGATACCTGCGCGGTAGATGTGATCCCGGCTTACAAAGAAACCAGCGTGAGCGTATCTAACATCGCGCAAACTGGCGTATGGATTACCGATGATACTGTTCGTCAATACTGTGAAGAGGCTTCCCGCACAGTAGCCGTAGGACTTCCGCCTACGCAGCTCATGACCGAGCATTTGCGTTCCATCCTGCACGCCATGAACGGCATCTACCAAAAGATGGAGAACGTGCTGACCACCAGCATGGCTTCCAACTTTGGCCGTCACGTTGCCACCGGTAACAACAGCGCAGTAACTGTGAACATCACGCAGAGTGGTGATAACAACGTACTGACCGCCGGTATGATCAAGCTGCTGACTGACTATGCCGCTAACGAAGGCTGCGGAATCCCGCAATTTGTTGGTGCATTGGGTGGTCTCATGCATTCCTACGCTATCCAAAAGCAGATGAATGCTCTTGGAATGGGCAACGGTGTTGACTACGGCGCACTTACTACCGACTTCCAATTCTATGCTTCTGGCCAAACAGGTACTACCTGGGGCGCACAGCACGTTGGAATGTTCGCACCCGGCAGCGTTCACTTGGTTGAGCGTCAGGATAACGTAGGTGCATTCGCTGGTCAGCGTGGCTCATCCTTCTTCACGACTATCGTTGATCCTCGCACCCAGTGCTGGACACCGAACGGACTTGGCAACATCGCCTTCGACCTTCAGGTGAAGTATGTTGATTGTCCCGAAGATTTGGGCAGCAACATCACCAACGGTTACATCAGCGAGGCTTCCGTAGCTTCCGCTCGCGGTTACCTGCTCCTTATCAAGAAGCGTTACGGTCTGTTCGTACAGCCCACCGATGCTTATGATGGTGCTGACCGTCTTGCCGGAGTGAACGGTACTCACCGCTATGCGATGACCAACTCCTAATTGATTAACTGAACGGGCGGTGGCTTCGGCTGCCGCCCTTTCTTAAACCATCACCCATGAGCATGACTTGCCTTCAAGATTACATCGGTTTACGCGGCTGCGGTGCTGCTGTACCGCCTTCCGGGCTGTACGTGAATGACCTGCCCGGCATAAGCCTAAAACAGCTCGTCAACCTAACCAATGAGGAAGAGACAACGTATGTGCAGCTATGGGATGTGATTCAGAAGCGGGCGATGAATCGCTTTAGCCTTGATGTGCGGGAGGCGATGGGTAAGCATTACAAGTTGAACAGCCTGATGCAGGGAGTGAATTTAGGGAAGCAAGGGATTGATGGGACTGGACAAGCAATTACAGATATTAATACAAAAGCAGGATTTATCATACAATTAAATGAATCTGCTAATTATGAATATGTTCCATCACCGCTAACATCAATACATATCCAAGAGATATGGTTTTTTAGTGGAGCTGGTAATGTTCATACTTTTTTAATATGGGATCCATATACAAATGAAATATTAAAAAATGTCCAACATACTAATTTATTAGATGGGTGGAATAAAATTGAAATAAATCAAACATTTCATAATAACTACCAACAAAATTCATGGGCTTTGGCTGTAATGGTATTACCTGCTGTTGGCCCTGATTCAAGTGGATATTTATATAATAAGGAAACGCCTAATAATTTTGATGTTCCAACTTGTTGCAATGTTAAGATATCTGGTTTTTTAACTGATACACCAACAGATCCTTATATTAATGATTTTCTTCAAAATACCACATCCAACACCTACGGCCTCACCGGCACGTTCAGCATCGTCTGCTCTTGGGATGCGGTGATCTGCCAAAACAAGACATTATTCAGCCGGGCATTCTGGTACCTCACGGGTATCGAACTGCTGACTGAACAGCTATATTCAACAAAGCTTAACCTATTCACCACCACCAATCTGCAACGGGCGAAGGAATTGCGCGAAGAGTATCAGGTAGAATATGCGAAATCATTGGAGCAGGTAGCAGGTGGATTCAAACTGAACTGCGACTGCTGCATTGACTGCGCGGGACAGGTACAGTTACGAGAAACAAATCAATTCTATTAAGCGATGGGTTGCAACTGCGGAAAGCCTAAGACGAAGCCGAAAAGATGATTAATACAAGCATTGATGCAAGTGGCTTTGAAGAATTGCGCGGCAAGGTAGCAGGCGCAACGAATCCTGAGTTTATAGATTCGTTACTGCGTGAGATAGCCGGAACGATGCTGTCTCAAACAAAAAACCGCATACACCCGCAGAGCGGAAGTACGCGTAGGGCTGATGGTAGTTCATTAGGTAATTATAAGCCCGATTATTTAGAATTAAGAAAACGGAAGATAAACGATAGCAGCCCTAACATTAAGTTCGTTTATTCAAGTTTAATGGAAGGAGATTATAAGGTAGTTCCACTAAGCCCAACCGAATACGGATTAGGCTTCAGCAATTCTGATAATTCAGATAAAGCCGATTGGTTAGAACAACGTTTCGGCAAAGTATGGGCATTAACTACCGAAGAGCTTGATAAAGTTCGCGACATCATCAAAGAGTTCATAGCAACCAAACTCAAGTAATGCCATACATCCACGAAATCGTCAACATCATCAACACCTCGCTGGCTACCGGCAAGCTCAAGGATGACAGCCGTTTCAACAAAGCTCTCTATGGCGTAGCCGAAACCTTGCCACGTAACTACAACGATGAGCAAGACGGCATTCCGGCAGTCGTGGACTTGAACGGTGGCATACAGTTCAGCGGATTCGATGATCGGTACAGCATCGTGATCTACCACAAGGTACTGAGTACATCTATCGTGGATGCGCCGATAGCGTTCGGTGATGGTAATAACGCGGCGCGTGAGGAGGCGCAAATGCGGATGATAGTTTTCGCTGACCGGATGGCTACCAAGCTGCAACCTACGCAGCTATCATTCCTTTTGCTATCAGCTATCAATCAGCAACTGCAACCGGCTCAGATAACGAACTTTCAAGGCTTGTACGGTGTTAACATCGAACCAGGCGATACTAACTACAATGGCGTTGCCATCTATGGTGACGAATACAGATTACCCGCTTCTACTTATCCTGTGCAACCGCATCAGATATACATTGCACTGGACTATACGATTACAACAGATTTTGACGTGACTTGCATCAGTGATTGTCTAACCTGTTAAAACTGAATTAATATGTCTGTATATTATCCGGCTTCGAATTGCGGTGGTGGTGCGATTCCACAGTACACCTGCAATCCCTGCCCCACATATGAATATTCGAGAATACGTTCAATTGCGTATGTCAAGAATACTGTTACGTTCACTGATCCATCGAATCCAACTGAATGGAATAATGCTCTTGCTGCTGGCAATGCTATCGTGCTGTGGGCAACTTCCGGTAACTACGATGGTGGAACCGTTGAAGAGCTGGTAGGATTCGGAGATGCTGAAACCGTCAATGGCGGTATCACTCACGTTCTTGTTTACAAGGATCCTAACACGGCTGAGAACTGCGACTTCTATAATGCTATCAAGGATTCAACCGATTACACCATCTACTTCCGTACATCTTCCAAGATATGGGCTGCTGGCGCACCGGTAACCATCACTCCGAAGATGCCCGTAGCGGATGATCTTAAGGCGGTGCTTACCTACGAGGTGACCGTGAAATGGCAGAACTCTACCTTGCCTTGCGGTTACGATGTACCCAACGGTATCTTCGACCAATGCTACATTCCTATCGTCTAATCTAATAGCTTATGGATTACGTTCACATGAGTGATCGTGAGCTATTACTTGTAGTGGTTGAACGTCAAAAGCATCACCTGGATTCACACGAACTTCTATCTACCAAAGTAAGTCGAATAGAGGCTAAATTGTTAGAAGACATCGAAGGTAGAATCCGGCGGCTGGAAAATGATCAACAGCAAAGGCGTGGAATGATGCGATTCTGGATGCTAGCGGTGGGTGTATTATCAGCCATAAGTATCTATCTTAGCATTGTAAAACACCTAACCAAGTAATGGTCACAAGCGATAGGCTTACAAAGCGATTCGGAAACCCGACTATTAACACAGCGGCTTGGGAGCGTCAGAATATGATTGTCTGGCGCGTCCCGCCGTTGATTGCATTGGCTGTGCCGGAACTACCCTCACGCATCTACTGTCATAAGCTCTTCGCTCCTGTGCTTGACCGATGGTTCACGGCATTGGTGGAAGCCGGGCTGGCAACAGAGATCAACACCTTCGATGGGTGCTGGAACGTCAGAAACAAACGCGGTCTGAAGAGCCTATCCATCCACGCTTGGGGCATGGCCGTAGATTTGAATGCATCGCATAATCCATTAGGGCTTACAGCAGATCAGTGCAAAGCACGTAACCTTGTACCTTTCAGCCCTCAGTTCATCGCCGTATCAAGGCACTATGTGGATTGTGGAGCTGACTGGAAGAAGCGGCCTGATGGGATGCATTTTCAGATTAATTTAGGTACTATTAATACCATAAAATAAAAAAATATGAACGATTTCAAATCTTGGCTTGAATCCAAAACTATCTGGGCTGCTATCGTAATGATCGCCCCGGTGATCTCCCGCCTGATTGGCTTCGATGTAGAGGCCACGCTTCAAGACCTGGTGACCATTGCCGGTTCTGTCGCAGTAATCTACTTCCGCTTCACCGCAACCAAGGGCATCAAAAGGTGAGTTATTCCCAGAATGACGAGGAGCGCATCATTCTAAATTACTTCGATGGCGTTACCGGCAGGCTGCTGGACATTGGAGCATATGATGGGCGCACCTTTAGCAACAGTTTAGCCTTGCTGGAACGCGGATGGCACGGCGTGCTGATTGAACCTTCGCCAAAGGTGTTCACTCACCTGATGACCAACACCGCGCATGTAAACGTGGATTTGGTCAATGCCTGCGTAGTTCCTGATGAATTGGATTTAGTCACCTTCTACGATAACGATGGCGCAGTAGCCACGATGAACGAGGCCAACCATGAGCGGTGGAAGGCAAAGGCAGAGTTCAAGGCGATAACGGTGATGACCACCAACGTGAGCCGACTGCTGAAGCGGTTCGGCACATCGTATGATATGGTGAACATTGATGTGGAAGGTGGTAGCGTAGATTTGTTCGAAGCCCTGGTGCCGCGTCTGCCGGATGTGCGTTGCTGGATTGTCGAACATGACGGCATGATGGACAGGTGTAAGCAATTGATGGAAGGTTGGAAGGTGGCCTATTCCAATGGTGAGAACATCATCTTTATACGTTAGTTTTCAAAGCCTTAAACCAATGTAACCCGATGGGATGATGGCGCGGCTGGCTGTGCTAACTTCACATCATGGACATTAATCACTTCATCCGTGTTTATATCATCATTGACCCGGACGCGTTCGAAGAAGATCGTGATCCGGCCATCCCACCGCGTACATTCAAACGGGTGGCGTGCATTCCGCTCGGCTCAATCGCCTATCTTCAGGAGGGCGTAGATAGGCGTACAACCATCATCGTGACGAAGGATGCCGATGAGTTCCTTGCAGACATAGATTACAACACTATCTTTAACATTTGGGAGCAGTATTACATTGATAATTCGAACCGTTATATAAGTTGCTTCCGATCAAACTGATGGATGAAATCTTAAAGCGATGTCATTACTACCACGATGCACCGCGGGTGTATGAAAAGTACTTTCAGTTCGTTTACGATTACATTTTTGCCAATCCCTATTCGCGCCAAATAGACCTCATCAACCATTGCCAGGCAAGCAATGTTGAATGGCAGAAGAGCATCGGTCGCATCGCTCACGATGTTAGGCGGCTCATCAACGAGGATGCGCATAAAGTTAACCCGGAGAGCGCACCAACAGAAATCGTAGAGTTAGAAGATGGTGATACATCCAAGCTTGCCTGGGTTGATTTGCATCATAAGAAGCTATTAGTGCTATCGGATATTCACTTTCCGTACCACGACAAGACCGCGCTGATGCTGGCTCTGCGTGATGGACGGCAGAATGAGGTGGATGGCATCCTGCTGAATGGCGATATTCTTGACTGCTATCAATTATCTAAATTCGCAAAAGACAGCCGCAAGCCTTCCATTCGTGCTGAGATGGATGTGTTCCGTTTCTTCATTGACCAACTAAAGCAGCGATTCCCGAACGCTGAGATCTATTATAAGCTTGGCAACCATGAGGTGAGGTTGGAACGATGGATTCAGCAGAATGCGCAGATGTTTGACGGTATGTTTGATTTGGAGAATCTTATCAACTTCCGGGATTCCGGCGTGGTGTATCTGAAGGATAACATCGGTGTAAAGATGGGCAAGCTACACATCATCCACGGTCACGAGATTAGAGCTTCAATGGGCGTGGTTAACATCGCTCGCACCTACTACATGAAGGCCCAGACTAATCTGCTCTTTGGGCATTGGCATCAACAGCAAGAGTACATTAGCCGGACGATGGATGGGCATAATGTAGGAGCCTGGGCGCAGGGATGCCTGTGCAAGCTTGACGCGGAATATACCTATGGCATCAACCAATGGGTGCATGGGTTTAGCATCGTGGAAATGCTGAACGATGCCGGTGATTTTCGGGTGAAGCTGAAGAAGATAATTGGTGGTGAGATCGTGTAGCCACTGTTGGGCGGTGGCGAGCATAAAAAACCCGGCGAGACCACCAGGAACTCGCCGGGAACCTAAACACAATGGAACGCAAACAAAGATAGGGCTTCGATTTTGGCTATTTTTAGGCAGCCTTACATAATTTTTTTGCTTACATTATCAATTAGTTACGAGATTTTTTGATGTGGACGCAATACGTACGTCTTGTTTGTGTCCTAATCTTATGTACTTTTGACCTCACTAAACAAAAACGCCATGTATACACCAATGACTGCCGAACAATGTCGCGAAGCTGCTAAAGCTCGTATGGCTGCACAAATTGAAAAGAATCGTAAAAAACAAGCTAAACGTGATGCTGAGCGTGCTAAAGAAGCAGCTAAATCACCTCTTCAGTTAACTATTGAAACAGTTATGATGATTAATGATTATTCAAACATGATTCGTGAAATAGCAATCAATAAAGTTTACGAAATTCAAGGTAAAGCAGATCAAGTTAATAATTCATTTGTATATGATGTATGTTCGACTATTTTAAAAACCAATCGTGCATCTGAAAAGCAAGCTTACATAATTTCTAAATTCATAAACCAATAAACGCAATGAAAAACAATCAAATCAAAGGCACGTTCAGCGGCCACGATGCCAATGGCATTATCGAATGGGAATGCCCATTCACCGGTAACCAACTATCATGTCAAGGCGAATTCGCCTATGACGAAGAAGGATGGTGGCATGATGTATATGATCAGGATGATAACTATCTATACACCGTCATAGCATGAACACACTCCCTACACCATCAAGATTCAGTTACTGCTCCGTTGAGCAGTTCCTGATTGACTTCCGTCATAGCACTATCCGACTACGCCACTATCATCGTGGTGACATCGGGCCAACATTAGCGATTCACAACGGCATCGATTCGCATGTCCACTTACCTGTGGACAAGATTCAATTCATCCAAGAAAGCGAACAAGCCTGGGATATAGTCGGCAGCGACCGTTGGCGCGTTTGCATATTTAAAAATTCACCACATCTTAGCATCTCAATTCAATGAAAAGCTTTGAACTCTTACAACTGCGCCGTTCACTTAAATACGGTGACATTCAAAAGGTAGCCGACCACTTCCAGGTCAGCACTAAAACCGTTCAACGCGCTTTGCGCGGTGAATGCGAATCAGATATTAGTTTAGACATCATCCGATATACCAATGGAATCATCAGACAAAGGGAACAACGCCGCGCCGAACTGGTGGCAGCCCTCGCCGAACGGAAAGCTGCTCGTAACTCAGAACCTGGATCAGTTAGTGAGATGGATGATGCTAATTGAGACTTGGTGCGGTGACCATCAAGTGACCGTCTGGACATTACACACACAAACCTTCTACACAATTAAATACTAAACACAATGGCAAAAACTAAACAACTATTTGACGAAGCTCAGACCAACGCACCTGAGCCGTTCATGCCCGTGGAATCATCATCGGCCACACTTGAAACAGCTATCTTCCACACCGAGAGTGTATGGAACTCACCACAGTTGAATCAACTGCTGTTAGCCTTACAGCGATTCCATCAGGCTGATATTTCAATTAAGAAAGACAGAACCGTTCCCGTGGGCGGTGGCCGGATGCGTAGTTACACTACGCTGGATGAGATTATCAGTAAGATTAAGCCGGTACTGACGAACTGCGGATTAATCATCACTCAGCACATGGCCGGTGATTCAGTAGTCACATTCCTTCATCACATCAGCGGACAGTTCCTTGCCAGCAAGGTAGCATTTACACCGATGAACGGAAACAATGTGAATGCTCTTCAGGCTTACGGTGGTGGGCTGACCTATTTAAAACGCTACTCTATTTCGGCCCTTTTGTTCGTCTCTTCTGATGAAGATTTGGACGGTGCTGATGCCGGTAATCATACCGTAGCTGCATTGCCTTCGCTTCCGGCTGACAAGTTCGCCGAGGTTAAGAAGTTCCTGGCCAATGGTGGAACGTTTGCCCAGGTGCGTCAAAAGTACACGATTACGAAAGAAATTGAAAACCAATTAACGCAGGAATAAGATGTCTATAATCAAACGCACCACAGCCGTGCAATGGCTGTTTGAAATGATGAGCCAGGAAGTCAACCTTAGCGAGCGCAGCAAGGAACTGTTCAAGCAAGCGCAGCAAATCGAACGTGAACACATCGAAGATGCCTACATGGCCAACCGCCGTAACCTTGAGGAAGGCGAAGCTGAAACCTATTACCTAACCAACTATCACGCATAACATGGAACTTAAAACACTAACTTGGGACGATTTCAAACAGTACGATCCATGCTATGACCCACATGAGCGGTATGGAGATTGGCAAGGTACTATCATTGATTTACTTAATAGAGATGATATACCTGCTCAGGATAGGATATGGGCTGCCTGCCACATATTAGATGATAAAACATTAAGACTGTTTGCAGTTTATTGCGCCCGTGACGTTCAACATCTAATGAATGATAAACGTAGTTTAAATGCTTTGGATGTTGCTGAAAAATATGCAATAGGGCAGGCAACTGATGACGAATTGGATGCGGCAAGGGCTGCGGCATGGGATGCGGCAATGGCTGCGGCAAGGGCTGCGGCATGGGCTGCGGCATGGGATGCTCAAATAAAAAGATTAATTCTAATGATACAAAACGCTTAACAATGGAACAATCACTCGAACTGATGCCGGAGCGCATCACCAAAGAAACCATACGGGAGAAGGCCGACCTGATGATGAACCTAATCGATGAAGGCCACGTGAGCGCGATGGATGTGGCCTTGCGGCTCAAATACTTCGAAGACCTATCATCTGCCGTAAAAGAACGATTCAGACGGTACGTACTGGATGACTTGAGCAAGTATGCCAAAGGTGAGCGCATCGTGCGGTATAACGCCCTATTCACCGTCAAGGAGGCTGGCGTTAAGTATGACTACTCCGCCTGTGGTGACCCGGTATGGGATAGCTTGAACGGTGAATTGGAGCGCATTAAAGGCTTGATGAAAGACCGCGAAAAGTTCCTGAAATCCATCAAAGGCAGCATGACGATTGTTAACGAAGAGACCGGTGAGGTCGCAACGGTCAGAGAGCCGTTAAGAACTTCAACTGAAACGTATCAAATCGAATGGCAGCAATGAAACGCTGCTACACCTGCAACCGACTTCTGCCGCTATGCCTATTCACTCGCAACCAGCGCAAGTACCAGAACGCTACCAACAAGGGCCGCAATTACTGCTGCCGACTGTGTCTGTACAAGCGATGGTCAGCGGATGGATGGGCATGGTTATGGAATCGGCAAACGGGCAAGTATGAGCGGGTGCAGTTCAAAAGTAAGATTGAAATCATTAAACGCCTACTAACACATTAACTTCGTATGAAACAATCAACCGATGCCAAAGAAACTCGAACGGTGCGTAGCCGATGTCATGAAGACCGGCAAGAAGATGCCAAACGCCTACGCCATCTGCCAGCAGGCGATGAAGCCCAAGCCGCGGCCAAAAGGAAAGTAATCCCGATGGGCGTTCACGGCAACATCGTTAACTTGGTGTTGCAGATAGAGCGCGATGATCTCATTAGTGTGCTTTGGAAGGCTGAAGAGCAGCAACGGCTATGGAGAGATGAGGCGAAGTATAGCTTTGTTTACCATAACAAGAAAAGCTATTCCAACGCAAAGCTTAGGCATCTGACCGCTATGCGCGATGTTTTTGATGACTACATTGCATCTATTAAAAAAAGATTACTTTCGTTGGACGAACGCATTAGCCCGATAACCGATGGACGCTAAACACTATCACACCGGAACTATTCAGGCCATAGACCTCATCGAAGCCTATGAGCTGGACTTCTGCCTGGGTAACGCGGTCAAGTATATCAGCCGAGCCGGGCGCAAGGGAGATGCCGTGGAAGACCTACGCAAGGCGATTTGGTACATCGAACGGCGCATTCGTCATCTTACAAACGATAAGACCTCAACTCTGGAACATCCTAACTATGCCGAACTCAATGACCATAAAAGAACTGGAGGCAATAGCATTTCAGGAGAAGTGCAAGAAGTATTCCACCGTGCCGGTAAAATATATACCGCCGGTTAAGTTCAAGGTGAGCAAAGCCAACGATCTAACTAAGACCATCCTGGCGTTCATTCGTCTGACCGGTAACTATGCCGATCGGATCAACAACACCGGCATCTACGATGTAAAGATCGGGAAGTTCCGCAAGTCGAACACGCGCAAAGGAATCGCCGATATCATGGCATCAAAGCGCATCGAACACGAAGGCCGGACATTTGCGGTTCAGGTAGCCATTGAGATCAAGGTAGGTAATGACCGATTGAGTGAACACCAGGAACGGATGCGGGATGAGATTCAGAAAAAAGGTGGCGTATATATCGTAGCTCGTGACTGGGATGGTTTTTATAAGGACTGGGAAGCTATCAAATAATTTCCGCACATTATGCGTAAAAAATCCACCTCAATCTCTGCAAACGACATCACCATGTGCAAGGGTGATGGATGCCCGGTGAAGCACCATTGCCATCGCTACACGGCAAAGCCCGCGCAGTATCAGAGCTACTTCATCAAAGTGCCGTACCGCGACAACCAATGCCTGCATTACTGGGGCGATAATGCTGAAGGCATCTGGCGGGAGCTGAAGGAGGCCGTGAAATGAACGCTACGCTCACCTTCGACCTCAGCGACCCGGACGGTCAGCGGGAGCATCTACGGTGCTGCAAGGCTCTGGACATGGCACTCGTGCTTTGGGAGATACAACATCGGCTACGCGACAACATTGACCATCACCTCACCACCAACCAACAGCATGACGGTGCGGAAGCGGTGCTGAATGAAATTCAAATTATTATGCAACAACATAACATTAACCTTGACGAACTAATCATCTAACTATGAAACTAAACATCTTGAACCTCTTGCTGATGGTCATCATCAGCCTTGTGACTAATCTCTGCATCAACAGTTTGAATGAGCCGGTCGCACCTCAACCGCCTATCGCACCAGATAGCGCATACATCGACCTGCAGCATAAGCTGATTATGAATGATGCTGAGATACAAATACTTCAACAATCCATTGACAGTTTAACTTCAATTCAAACCTCAACCAATGAAAAACTCAAAACCATTCGCGCCGGGCGCAATCGCAACAATCCTGTTATCTCTTCTCTTAGCTCTGCCGAACTCACGCAGTTACTCACAAAGCGTTACGCAGATAGCCTTGCCGGACACGCAGGTGCTGCTCAGTAAGCAGTTAGTCGTATGGATGCTGCAAGACCTGGCGCAATGTGACGGTGACCGGGAAGAGCTGAACCTACTTCGTGAGCGGGACAGCCTGCACACCGATGTAATCGAACGGCAGACGGCTATCATAAAGAAGGTGACCCAGCAGTATAAGGATGTGAAAGCCTCTTCGGATAGCTGCTACGATGCCAAAGGGATGATGGAAGTGGACTTACATCTGTCACAAAAGAAGGTGACGAAGATCGCCAGGCAGCGTAATTACCTCATGGCCGGATTGGCGGCGGTGGTGGGATTGCTGTTGATGAAATAACTATATTTGTACCAACCCGACCGCTTGCTCCGAACCGAGCGGCTGGGTCAAAACTCACGCTATTGGGCGGGTGATGTGTTCGGACATTGCCTGCCCTTTTTTTATCATTGCATAACACCACTAACCATGACCGTAACCTTCTACAAAAACATTTGGGACATCGATTCCCGACAGGAATATGGCATCGAAAGCCTGCTTGATATGATCAAGAATGGAGTGTATCAGGACGATGTACTCAAAGTCAGGCGCGAGCAAGACAAGGAGGCGCGGCAACTGCTCAAGGGCAAAGTGCCGAACTTCACCGTGAGCGGAAAGTTCACGCGCCGGGAAGATAACGCCCTTGTCAAGCATTCCGGATTGATTGCCATAGACTTCGACAACATCCCGAACCTTAACGAGATGGCCGCCAAGCTACAAGGTGATCCGTACACGTTCGCCCTATTTCGTAGCATCAGCGGCAACGGGCTGTGCTGCATCGTCAAGATCATGCCTGACAAGCATGTGCAATCGTTTGAAGGTCTTGAGGACTATTACTGGAAGATGCTGGAAGTGACCATTGACCCTACCTGTCGCAACATCAGCCGCACGCGTTACATCAGTTACGATCCTGACCTTTATCATAACCCGAACGCGCAAATCTTCAAAGACATCCGCAAGGTTAAGCACTCCGAACGGCCAGCACATTACATTCACACCGATAGCAAGTTTGAACGCGTAGTGAACGCCATAGATCGGGACATCACCGGTGACTACAAGCAATGGCGCGACATAGGCTTTGCCATCGGTGGAACGTATGGAGCGGAAGGATGGCCGGCGTTCAACCGGATCAGTTCCTATGGGCCTACCTATCGGGAAGACCTTTGTAAAAAGCAATATGATGCGTGCTGCCGTCAAGCCAACGGCAAAATTACAATTAGCACGTTCTATTATTATGCGAAGATTTCAGGCATCGACATCACCAATCAGCGCGATGAATATGTAGCACGAATGGCCTATTTCGGAAAGAAAGCGGGAAAGAATCAGAACGATATAGTTAAACAGTTGGGCGATGCCGATGGTGCTGATAAGCAAACCATCAATGCCGTGTTCAACGATGAACAATACGAGCCGCCTGCGATGAACAGCAAGGCACTCAATATCGAAGATGTCAAGATTTGGATGCGCTCAAGATTTGACATTCGAAGAAACGAACTCACCCGCAGTTATGAACTTGACAATAATGAGCTGGAAATGGAGAAGCTCAACTTCATCTACTTGGAGGCTAAAAACCAATTCCCAAAGATATCCCGCGAGCTATTTGAAACCTTGCTATTCAGCACACATACACCCAGCTACAACCCGATCAAAGATTACCTTGACAGCCTGGAATGGGACGGCCAAGACCGTATGGCTGAACTTGCTGCCTCTATAAATTCAGACACCGGTACACCCGAATGGCGGCAGTTGATGCTGACCAAGTGGATGCTGGGCATCATCAAGACGGTTTACAACGGTGAGCCGAATATCCTTTGTTTGGTGCTGGCCGGGAAGCGAAACACCGGAAAGACGCAGTTCTTCAAACGCCTACTGCCATCACCGCTTAAACGCTACTTTGCCAACAGTCAGCTCGACAAAGGCAAGGATGATGACCTGCTGATGACCCAGAAGCTGATCATCTTCGATGATGAGTACAGCGGAAAATCAAAGCAAGATGCAAAGCACATGAAGATGATGCTATCGGCGGATAGCTTCACTCTGCGCGAGCCGTATGGCCGGAAGAACATCACCCTGCCAAGGCTGGCAACCCTTTGCGGTACCTGCAATGAAATCGAAATCCTAAACGATTCCACCGGTAACCGACGGATCATCGTGATGGAGGCCATCGGGCAGTTCAATTACGATCTATTCAACCAGGTGGACAAGGATCAGGTCTTCGCCCAGTTGGCCACGATGCACCGGGAAGGCGTATCGGCGGAGCTGAGTTCAGAAGAGATCGACATGCTCGATGAGTTCACAGCCGGGAAGTTTGGCGAGGCCAACGCTGAGTTCGATTTAATCGACAAATACTTTGAACGACCAGAGGATATTAATAGAGCCTATTATAACTTCATTACGACCACGGAGATCAAAGATTGGATAGAGCTTAACTCTGAGCAGAGATTGTCGCTTAAAAGGCTTGGGATTGAGTTAAAACGGCATGGATACGAAAGAATAGCCTTCGGCAAGAAGTACGGTTATTACATGAAGAAGAAGCAAATCGATGATTCAGGCCCGGTTGCAAACAGTTTTCAGCCGTTTGACCGTGATGAAAATGCGCCTTTTTGAAAATGATCTGTCGGAAAATAATCTGTCGGAAGGTATAACATGCTGAAAATCAATATGCGTAAAGCCTCCGACAGATTTTTTAAAAATCGCCCGTTTTAAACCTATATTCTATATATAATATATATATTATATCTATTATATTATAAAACACGTACTAAGGAAAAAATCTGTCGATCTGTCGGAAGATGAATAAGAATAACGATAAAAGCCTATAATTCAGCCAATTACAAAGGCGAAAATCTCCGACAGATTTTTAAATGATCTGTCGGCGATCTGTCGGAACTGTCGGAAACTTAAACGCCTATCAATTTAAACACCTATTATTCAACAATATACGACATAAATAACCATTACTTTTGGAAAAATTCATGCACCTACTTACATTCGCCTTTCTAACCTTAAACACATAGCATCATGGCTTACGAACACAAACCCGGAACTGGAAGCATGTTCCAAAACACCAACAAAAAATCCGATGCTGCGCCTGACTACAAGGGCGAGATCAACATCGATGGCAAGGTCATCCGATTAGCCGGCTGGATTACGGCCAGCAAGAACGGTCAACAGTACCTGAAGCTGAAGAAGGATGATTACGTTCCTCAGCAACAGCCTGCCGCCGCCGAACCAGACCTTCCCTTCTGATGAGATTCTCACTCATTCACCCATCAATGGGAAGACCGGAACAAGCCCTCGCCTGCTTCAACACATGGCGCGGTTTTGCTTCCGATGTTGGCATTCAGCATATCGTTAGCCTCAGCGCAAACGATCCAACCGTTGACACCTACACTTCGCTGTTCGACAACGAAAATTCAGCGGTCATCGTTTCACCGGCTACCAACATGGTCGCAGCATCTAACATAGCAGCCGAACGCGCTGATGGTGATGTGCTTATCTTGATATCCGATGACATGTTTCCACCGATTGGATGGGCAAACAAGATCACGCCCTACCTTGATGTGGATTGGCCGGTAGTGCTTCAAGTGCATGATGGCATCCGCGATGATATCATGACACTACCGATTATGAACCGAGCGGCTTACGACCGATTAGGCTATCTGTACCATCCCGACTACCTTTCGATGTTTGCCGATAACGACTTGGCGGAGACAGCTAAGGCGCAAGGCTGGTATGTCAAGTGCGATGTGCGGTTCGAACACCGGCACTACACGGTCGGGAAGGCGGAGCTGGATGATACCTACCGCAAGGAGAATAGCAAGGTCAAGTGGGATCACGGGCAACGGGTGTACGAACGTAGGAAGCGGGATGGGTTTCCGTTGAGATAGCCTTTGATTTGTTGTATTGATTTTTTAACTTTAACGCATGGAACAAATGGACGCACTAACATTAAGAGATAATGCCAAGTATCAACTTGAGCAAATAAAAACTATTGAAACAGGTATTGATTATCTAAATAAAGTTAAGGCTATTGAAACATGGGCTAAGGCTGAGAAGAAAGATGCCGAGCTTCAGAACATGATAGCTGAACAAAAAATTCGCACACAGCGAATATTAGGGAAGTTGATTAAAGATAGTGATTTAGATAAAGGTGGTGGAAATGTAAAAAATCACCAATCACCTCGGATGACCAGTGAAAAAGCAAAATTATCTGATTTTGGTATTACTAAAAACCAATCAAGCACTTTCCAAAAGATTGCCGCACTACCCGATGAAATATTTGAGGCCGAGATTGCAACGGCTAAAGCTGAAACCGAAAAGCGTATTGAGCTTACCACAAATCGCATGGTTACAGCGGCTAAAGAATATGAGCAGGCTAAGAGAAAACAAGAGGCTGATTTATCTCAACGTGATCGGGAATTAATTGCTAAACTGGATAAAGGTGAAACTATTGTAGTTAATCAAAAAACAGACCTTGCAACAATTCGATATGCAGAAAATAAAGGATTATTCATGCGTGCTGATAGGTTCAGTGATTGGGGCAATCCTTTTGAGATGGATAAAGATGGAACGCGAGATGAAGTATGCAATTACTTTGCTGAATACTATCTTCCATTCAAACGAAGCCTACTCAATCAACTGCATAAGTTAAAAGGAAAAGCCCTTGGATGTTGGTGTGCGCCTTTACGTTGTCATTGTGATACCTTAAAACAATTAGTTGATGAACGCTAATACCATTGACTACATATTATTTGCAAGATCAATTCCAGAGCATAGCAAGCGATACGGTGATTTATTTAGCTGCTCACTTGGTTATTCACCTACGTTAAAAGATATGGTCAGGATATATCCTATACCATTAAAAAATATGAAGGCATGGAATATGTATCGAATGGAAGTTGAAAAGAATAAACTTGATAGTAGATATGAATCTTTTAAACTCAAATCTCATAGTAAATACGAAGGGTGGGTTGGATTTGAAAAGGATGTTTTATTTATGGCAGAATACAAAAAACATTCAGTTTTTAATATGTTATGCTCAATCGGTTTATGTGATTCAACTATTGATCAACTAAACAGTAATAAGAAAAGCATTGGTATAATCAAAATAGATTCATTAAAGTGTTATTGGGATGTTAATGAAAGATACATTAACAAAAATCAATTAGGATTATTTGAAGATGTAGGTCTTGAAGATTGGACATCTTATACAAAAGAAAGCAAACAATTAGAAGCAAGAGCTTGCTTTTTAAGTAATGGAAAAACCCATGATTTGCAAATAAACGAATGGGGAGTTTATGAATTTTATCGTAAGTATAGTGGTCAATATAATATGAATGATGCATTTCGTAACTGGCAAAAGGCTAAACATTTATTAATCGGAAATCTTCATTCACATCGTAATGTGTGGTCAGTTCTTAATTACTTCTAACCATGACCAACCTCTGGACAATCGCCATCCTCACCGTCACCGGGCGTGAACATTTCCTCGAACGGTTACGCGGCATCCTTGACGCGCAAGTGGAAGGCAAGCCGGTAGACATCATGGTCATCAAGGATAACCGTGAGCGCAGCATCGGCGAGAAGCGGCAGTTGGCTTTGGACTTATGCAAAACCCGTTATATCAGCTTCATTGATGACGATGATATCGTCAGCACCAAGTACGTTCAACTAATTCTGAACGAGCTGAAGTCAGAACCAACGGGCATCGGCTTCCGCGGCATCATCACCACCAAGACCAACACGGCAATTGAGTTCGTGCATAAGGCTGGTCTGAAGTACAGCGAGAAGCCGGAACAGTACATGCGCTCGCTGGTGTACACGCGCCCGTTGAACCATCTTAACCCGGTGCTGACCGACATCGCCCGCGAGATCGGATTTAAACCGATTAGCGAAGGCGAGGATTGGGATTACTCGCTAAGGCTTGCGGAATCCGGGCTGATTACCGACCAGACCTTCATTGATGAATTTTTGTATTTCTATCAGTATAGAGGAAAGGATAAGATATGACAAAAGCAGAAGCATTTGCTAATCGCAAGGAAAAAGGCACAGCCTTAGAAATTGAAGTTGATGATTACCTAATTTCAAATGGTATCAAGTTTATTAAGACTTCATTTGAAAATCATTATACTGAAGAAGAAGTAAAAACCTTAACGCTTAATCCTAAAGCTGCTCCGGTCAGGATGACACCTGACAGGTTTTTAACGGATTATTCAGTATTTCTTGAGGTAAGCAATAGCAAAATGATTGTACGCAAAAAGTATGAATTTCTTTATAATAAATATAAAGACTCTTACATCGTTTCGGAAACTTTATTTTGCGTTAAGGTGAGCGATATTACCTTTGAGATACCGAGGAAAAGATGTTGGGGCTTACCTTTTGATATACCGATTGAAGATACCTATTGGCGAAATCCAGGATTATTACCTAAAGAACAGTATGAATTGTTTATGGAAAAGGCAATAGAAAAGAAAGGATCAACCTCTGGAGATTCAGCAGCATTCATTGATTGGAAGCAATCGAACGCCATTCACATTAACGACCTACTGAGACATGGCTAAAACCTACACCGATTACCCACAAGCCGCACGTGAAGCGGCAGAGCGAGGCATTCGATTGAACGAAGAGGTCGGCAACAAGTGCGCGACACAAGTCGGCAAGGTGCGGGCGCAGCAGCTCAGTCAAGGCCAGCCGATCACGTACATGACGGTTAAGCGCATGTACAGCTACCTGAGCCGGGCAGCGGAATACTATGACCCATCAGATACTAAAGCCTGCGGAACCATCAGCTATCTGCTCTGGGGCGGAGAGCCTGCACTCAGATGGGCGGAACGAATCATCAAACAAGAAGAGGGATGACAACAGCTATTTTAATCGCTATTTTATGCGTCACCGGTTCGGTAGCCGTTATGCTAATTTGCGAAATGTCGAATAGAGATAAGAAGTGAAGCTCTCCATCTGCACGCCATCCATTCCTTCCCGGTTAGCGCAGCATCTACTTCCGCTCATCCATAAGATTGACAGGCAGATCGGCAACCTACCCGTGGAACACCTCGTGCTATTTGACAACAAGCGGCGAACGATAGGAGGCAAGCGTCAGGCCCTGCTGGACATCGCGCGTGGCGAGTATATAGCTTTCGTGGATGATGATGATGATGTGGCCGATGATTATGTAAAGCGATTACTTGACGGGATTGAAGCAGGAGTAAAGCTATCAGTTGACGGAAGGCCAGCCGATGTAATTACGTTTAAACAGCATGTAATGATCAACAAGATAGGGCCATTTCAGCTCACATTCAAGCTCGGGCATAAGCACAATGAAGAGCCGAACCTGAATGGATTCACCCGGCCACCTTGGCATCCCTGCGCGTGGCGGGCGGAGATCGCGAAGCAATGTAGGTTTAGCGACAAGATGTATGGTGAGGATTGGGATTGGGCGCAGCAAGCGAATAAGCTGGCCACCACATCGCACCATATCGACAGATTCCTTTGCACCTATCGGTACGATGAAGCGGTGACGGAAGCCAGATGAAGGAGTGCTTTGCAACTTTCGGAATGGGCGGATGGTACCCGCGTGGCGTGCAGCGAATGCGGGAATCCCTGCAGCCTTATCGATATGAACTGATTGCACCAAACGATTACCCGGATGGATGCCCTACACATTTGCAGATACCATACGCCTTCAAAATCTACATTATCCGGCAAGCGGCTGAGCATTATCCGATAGTGCTATGGATGGATGCTTCTGGATGGGTGCAGCACAATCCCGCGCCTATCTTCGACATCATCAGGCGCGATGGTGTAATGATTATGCATAATAGCGGTCAGGTCAACGGTAACTGGTGTAGTGATAGGCAACTGGATGCTTTCGGGTACACGCGTGACGAGGCAATGAAGCAACCGCATGTAAGTAGCGGCCTGATAGGATTCGACTTCAGCAATACCCGCGGCGTGGACATCTTCGAACAGTGGGCAGCGTCTATGCCGTTGTTCAAAGGAGCATGGCGCAACACACATCAAACGGAGAGCAAAGATCCGCGCTGTTTAGGGTCACGGCATGATCAAAGCGCAATTGCATTGATAGCGGTCAAGAAGGGCATCACGCTAACCGAGCCTAATGGAATCGTAAGCTTCGATGTTACCGATAAGCGGCCGATGATACTCATGCAGGGCATGTAACGGCCTTATCTTTGCATTGAACGTAAACGGACATAACTGTCAACACATGCCTAATCCTGGAAATTTAGAAAAGCACAAGTGGAAGAAAGGGCAATCCGGTAACCCATCGGGAAGGCCAACTAAAGTGCCAGAGCTGAAGCTCATCATGGCCGCAATCCTATCGAAGGAGAAGAACGGCAAGAACGAGGCCGAGGCCATTATCGAAAAGATGGTTGAATCCGCGAAGAAGGGCTGCATCCGTTCAGCCGAGTTCCTTTTCAATCATGCGTACGGCAAGCCTACACAGCGCATAGAGATGGCCGGAGAAGGCACTATCATCAAGGTCGTGCGTGAGTGAACTAAAGGTCATTCTGAAGAAACTGCACGGCGGTCAGGAACAAGTGATGGCCGACCGGAAGCGGTACAACGTGCTGAAGATTGGACGCAGATTCGGCAAGACCACGATGGCCGTGCATGAGCTGCTACCTCAGACGGCATTAGACGGTCAGCCTTGCGCCTACTATGCGCCTACATACAAGGACTTGGAAGAGGTGTGGATTGAACTGCGCCACATCCTTACGCCGGTGATTGATACCAAGAACGAGCAGACCAAACAGATGCGACTGATTACAGGCGGCGTGATAGACTTCTGGTCTATGGAGAAGCCCGACAGCGGCAGAGGTCGCAAGTATGCGCGTGTAGTGATTGACGAGGCCGAAAAGGCGAAGAAGTTTCGGGAAGCGTGGCAGACGACAATCCTTCCAACGCTGATGGATTTCAAAGGCGATGCGTGGGTGCTGTCAACGCCCAAGTTCGGGCCTACCTACTTCAAGGAGCTGTTCATCAACGGCAAGGAAGGCAAGGCCGATTGGGCATCCTTCAATCTGTCATCGTACCAGAATCCGCATATAGAGGTTAGCGAAATAGATAACATGCGGACGGTGATGGATGAACTCTCATTCCGGTGTGAGATATTGGCCGAGGATGTGAGCGTTTCGAATAATCCGTTCGCCTATGCCTTTGATTCCACCAAGCATGTAACGCCTTGCGAGTTCAATCAGCTTCAGACCGTTTATCTTTCCTTTGACTTCAACGTTGATCCGATTACCTGCATTGCCGTGCAGCACTACGATGGAACTATCAAGGTCATCAAGGAGTTTTACCTGCGCAATAGCGACATCTACCAACTGTGCGACCAGATAGTGGCATCCTTTCCGAAGGCAAGCTTGGTGGTCACCGGTGACGCAACCGGGGCGAACCGTAGCGCATTGACGGCGGGTAACTACGGCTATTACGATGTGGTGCAGACACGGCTGAACCTGGGGCGGTCGCAGATGCGGCAACCAGCAGTCAATCCATCCATCAGGGACACAAGGGTGCTTGTCAACAGCTTGCTTCAAAACTACCCGGTGCAGATTGATCCATCGTGTACCTGGCTCGTCAAAGACCTGCAATACGTTGAGGTTGACGATGAAGGTGATATCATCAAAGATCGTTCGACTGACCTGCGAAAGGCCGACTTGCTTGACTGCTGGCGATACTATTGCGCGACCTTCCACCGCGATTGGTTGAGGCTGTTTTAGTGCTAACTTTGAGGTATGGCATACACATACACACTAACAATGGATGTCGGCTCTGGGCCGTGGGAGAGCGGAATCGGTTTTTATAATCAATGTGGTGAAGTACCATTTGCTTTTACAGAGGTATTTCCTGACATCAATGCCTTAGCACAATTTGTAGGGTTTGGTGTTTCTGAATTTTATGTTGGTGGAACTTATGCCTACACGATTAACGGTACAGTCATCACATGGACATGGACATGGACGGAAGACCCGACTACAACGGAATGCGGTGCTATTGCCGCAGCTACTGCATCTGAGTTTGTAACTATATGGTCACCGTTCATCCCGGTCGAAGCTGAGGTCTGCCCGACCTGTCAAGATGTGACCATTGACAACTGCGGTAGCATCATTTTCGAAGCAGCCATTCCGAACGGAACTTATGAGGTTCAAATCGAAGACCATCAAAGCGGCATCACCTATATGCAAGACATAGAGTTCACAGCCAGTCAAGGCACATGGGATCAAACCAACACGGCAGGCGTGTTCACTCCGTTTAGCGTGTACACGGTGACCATCTTGGATGCGTCTGGAGATCCGGTGAGCTGGGTGGATGGAACAATTGAGTACACCTGCATGCGCCTAACATTTGCTACATTCACCGATACAACACCTCAAGGATGATGGAACTACTCACCTTGCTTCTGCTCAACAGTCTTTACATTATCGGATTCTACTTGGCCATCCAGCCGGGCATGCTGTTGCAATCGGTGACGCGCTACGGCACGCGGTTAGGGCGATGCTTTGAACCCATCGGTGGGTGCGTCACTTGCATGGCTTCGGTTCACTCATGGCCTTACCTGGTCATCTACGGCTTCGGCTGGCAATGGCTCATCTACATCTGCGCTCTGGCAGCAGTCAACACCATCATCTACCGTCACACGTTAGCGGATGAATGAACTAAACGCCTACCTGCTGACCATTGGCTACTATCCCGCAGGCTACTGTGCGGCGTGTAAGCGGAGGCCGTTCCGGTGGAAGCACTCTGATGGGCATGAGGTGAAGCTGTACAAGGATGGGCAATGGTTACTGATAAACACGGAAACAAAAAGATATGGAACGATTGAAACGGCTATTAACGAAATCAAAGATTACTATTTCAGCCGCATGGCTGAAGCTACGCACTAAAGTCTTCGGCGGTTCACATTGGCAGCTTGATGAGGGCCATGTGATTGAGCCTGCCTTCATATCAGGCGGCGTACAGTATTACCGACTCAAGGATTACTTCAACACCTTCAGCCTGCGCGGGTTGATGGCATTGCAGGTGTACGAAGAGTGGAACATGCGGATGACGCGTGACCAACTGCTTGAGTTCATCAACAAGTTCGAGAAGATCATCAACAACCCGAAGCAGATAAACATGGGCGAAATCGCCAGGATGGTCGGCAACATGAAAGAGCGGTTAGAATTGGTGATGCCAACCAGCGAAATCGTGTATAAATTTGCATC